ATTAGAGCAGGAGTTACCAATTACAATAAAGGTAGCATAGAGTTTGAAAACGGTAGTCGTATAGTAAGTGCAACTACAACTGGCAACACAGGACGTGGTATGAGTATATCATTACTGTACTGTGACGAGTTTGCGTTTGTGGCTCCCAATATTGCGGATGAATTTTGGACTTCAATATCACCTACACTAGCAACTGGTGGTAGAGCAATTATTACCAGCACACCAAACTCAGACGAAGACACCTTTGCTAACATATGGAAACAAGCAGAGCAAAAATTCGATGATCATGGTAATGAACAGGAAGTTGGCATTAACGGATTCCACAGTTTTACTTGTCATTGGAACGAACATCCTGACAGAGACGACGATTGGCGTGATGCCGAAATAGGCCGCATAGGCGAAGAAAGATTTAGGCGTGAATATGGTTGTGAATTCTTAGTATTTGATGAAACTCTTATTTCAGCAATACATTTAGCTCAAATGGAAGGCGATACTCCTTTATTAAATATGGGGCAAACTAGATGGTATAAAGAGCCAAGTAGTCAATATACATACGCTGTAGCATTAGATCCAAGTATGGGAACTGGCGGAGACAATTCTGCTATTCAAGTTTATGAATTACCTACATACGAACAAGTAGCAGAATGGCAGCATAACCAAACAGCAATACCAGGTCAAATACGAGTGTTAGCAGACATTTGCAAATATATAGAAAGTGAAACTAATCATCCGCAAGGAATTTACTGGAGTGTAGAAAACAATTCTATCGGTGAAGCGGCTTTAATTGTTATAAATGATTTTGGAGAAGAAAATATACCTGGATTATTTGTTAGTGAGCCTATACGCAAAGGTCATGTACGTAAGTTTAGAAAAGGATTTAATACTACGCACAGTACAAAAATTACGGCTTGTAGTAGATTAAAAACTATGATTGAAAACTCAAAAATGACTGTACATTCAAAACCATTAATTTCAGAACTTAAAAACTTTGTTGCTACTGGTAGCAGTTACAAAGCCAAACTAGGACAAACAGACGATTTAATTAGTGCTACGCTTTTAGCATTAAGAATGATGGCAGTGTTAAAAGACTGGGATCCGAGAATATATGATACCTTTACACAGGCTGAATCTGAAGAAGATTATGAGCCGCCAATGCCGATCTTTATAAGTAGTAGTTATTGATAAATACTTATATGAAAAACTTAGATAAGATAGGAGAAGAATTATTTAATAAAATTAGAGGACGTTTTCCCTCTGTTACAATAGGTGACGAAGCAGGAAACATAACTAATATTCCTTCTTTATCTAGATTCTATGATTTTAAATTTGAAACTGATGGCAAAGCATTAGGTAGTATAAGTATTAGTTTAGACGAAGACAAAGGTATAACTGTATTATACAGCAATGACATAGCTGCCAACGAAGATACTGCTACTAGAAATAACTGGTATAATTTTTTAAAAGAATTAAGAGTATTTTCTAGAAAAAGATTGTTAAATTTTAACACTAGAGATATTACTAAGTCAAATTTAAATAAGAGAGACTATAAGTTTTTAGCTAATAATAAGGCTGGAGAGGATAAAATGAACGAGTCAAAATTGTACGGAACAAGTAGAGTAAGTTATCAAGATGTAGATAACGCTAGGCTTGTTATAAAGCACACAGAAAGTGTGAATGCAGAATTAGCAACAGGTAGAACACAAAAAATTGGTTCTATTTTTGTTGATAACGCACAAGGAGAAAGATTTAAGTATCCTTACAAACATCTAGCAGGTGCTAGAGCAATGGCTCGTCATGTAGCAGAAGGTGGCAATCCCCATGACGATTTTGGTAAGCATATTGTAGGACTATCAGAAGAACTTGCTAAGTTACGCAAGTTTAAGAACTACATGGGTCGTTCCGCTGTAATGGCAGAAAGCCTTGCAGATTATATGGATGTTGTAAAAGAAAGAGTTGCTACTGTTAAAAAGACAATCGAATCTCTCCAGAAAAAGTCTTTTTATTCAGAAGCATTTGAATCTTTTGAAGCACCAGTACTAGAAGAAGTTCCTGCCGACGTTGCTGAAAATTGGATTGACGAATTAACTATTCGTCAGTTTAACGAAGAACTCAAAGATGTATTCCCTTACATATACAAACTAGTAAGCGAAGCAACAAAGGCACGTGAGTTAGGACCTTTAGATTTAGAAGGTTACAGTGTTTACGAAGGCGAAGATAAAAAGTGCTCTTGCTGCGGAGATACACCTTGCTCATGTGACGAATCTTGTCCAGAATGTGGCGGCAAGGGAATGTATGAAGCAACAATAAAAGAATCAGATTGTCCATGTTGTGACGGTGGCAGAGGAACTTGCTCGCATGGAAAAGAAGTATGTGGTACCTGTGGGGGCTCTGGCAAAGTTCGAGAATCTGTTTATGACGAGGAACTAGAACAAGGCTTTGAAGAAATGATGGGCCAGTTTGCCGAAGGCGGTGAGTGCTATTACTGTAACGGTGACGACCCTGATTGTGAACATTGTGAAGGTTCTGGCTACGTAAAAGATATGGACGAAGGGTTTGATCCAGATGAGTTTGAAGGCGAGTTTGACTATGATGCAGTTGGCGACGACGGTGAAGAAGATTCAGCAACAGTAACATACAAGGCTAACATTGACGACATGGGAAGACCAGTTGTTGATCCTAAATCAATTAAAGTACACGCTTCAGGTAACAATCCAAGTAGCAAATTAGGCTATGATGTTGACAGCGACACTGAAATGCAAGATATGAAAGAACTCCTACAAATGGCACAAGAAGATGCAGATGAAATGTGGGATTCAAGAGACAACAAGTATGCTCATGGCGAAGGCGAAAAGAAAGATCACGACGATGACGGCGATATTGACTCAGACGATTACATGAAAGCAAAAGACATTGCTATTAAGAAAGCAATGGGCAAAGATAAAAAAGAGAAAAAGACACCACTAGGCGAATTTATACTAAGTCACTTTGATAAAGAAACTGGAGAGTTTCCAAAGGGCGAAACAGCAGTATTAACTATGATCGAAAAAGATTATGGCGACAAGTTCATTGAACCAGCAAAGCAGTTCATTGAAAGAATCTATCAAACTTGTGAAGAATTTGAAATGGCTCAAAATCCACAACAAATCGAAACAGATAGAGAGTTTGATAGAATGCGAGAATTAGCAGGTTTACGTTAATTCAAAAAAAGTCAAGAAAACCACTTGACTTTATAAATATATGAGTGTAGTATAATACTGTGCTACACTTATTTAGGCACAAAGACATAGGCATATTATAGGAGGCAAAACTATGGCATCTTTAGCAGAAATCAGAGCAAAACTGAAAGAACAAGAATCACGCACAGGTGGTTCGAATCAAAGCACCGGCGGGGACAACGCAATTTACCCATTTTGGAATATGAAAGAAGGCGAGAGTTCTACTCTACGTTTCCTTCCTGATGGGGATGAAAACAACACTTTCTTCTGGCAAGAACGTTTGATGATCAAACTTCCATTTGCTGGGGTGAAAGGTGAAACTGACTCTCGTCCAGTTCAAGTACAAGTACCATGTATGGAAATGTATGGCGAAACTTGTCCAATTTTGAGCGAAGTACGTGGTTGGTTTAAAGATCCTTCACTAGAAGATATGGGTCGTAAGTATTGGAAAAAGCGTTCATACATTTTCCAAGGCTTTGTGACTGATAATCCTTTAAGCGAAGATACAACTCCAGAGAATCCTATTCGTAGGTTTATTATTGGTCCACAGATTTTCCAAATCATTAAGGCCGCATTAATGGACCCCGATATGGAAGAACTGCCAACAGATTACACAGCAGGTGTAGATTTCCGTCTTAACAAAACTTCAAAAGGCGGTTATGCAGATTATTCAACATCTAACTGGGCTCGTAGAGAGCGTCCATTAACAGATGCTGAAATGAATGCAGTTAATACACACGGCTTGTTTAATATGTCAGATTTCCTTCCTAAAAAGCCAACTGAGGTTGAAGTGAAGGTCATTAAAGAAATGTTTGAAGCATCAGTAGACGGAGAAGCATATGACATGGAGAAATTCGGTCAGTACTTCCGTCCAGCAGGCATGGCTCAGCGTACAGGTGATCCTAATACGCCAGCAGCAACTACACCTGCACCAAAAGCAGAGGCAGCACCTGCTCCAGTAGCAGAGGCAGCACCAGAAGCAACTCCAGCACCAGCGGCTGAAGCGGCTCCTGCTTCAAGTGGTGGCGATGCAAACGACATTCTTGCAATGATTAGAGCACGTCAAGGACAGTAAAACAATATGGCAGCTATTAACGAAACCGAAGCAGAGATTCACGGTTTACCTGTCAACACTTCAAAAGTTAATAGCTGTCACGCTTTTTAGTATAGGAGAATAACATGGCGACAAAAGCATTCGATCCGTCAAAGTTCCGAAATTCTTTGACAAAATCAATTCAAGGTATGAGTGCAGGGTTTAACGACCCTACTGACTGGATTAGCACAGGTAACTATGCACTTAACTATCTTATCTCAGGAGATTTCCACAAAGGATTTCCTATGGGTAAGGTAACTGTATTTGCA